GGCTTGCTCCAGCATGCGGCGTTGCCTTTCCGTGAGACACTCGTCGGGGCGGGGCGGGATGGCGATGCGCTCGGGGTCGATGTCGCGAGCGAGCCATTCGGCCACCTGATCCAGCCACGGCGTGATAATCTCGCGCCCGATGATCTGCTGGTCGACGCCGGCTTTGAGAAGCTCACCCCAGCATTGGCGAACGAACTCGAACCCATGAACTCGTCCGCGCGTGCGGGCGGCTTCGACTTCGTGGCCTTCCTGGTAGATGACTTGTTCGCCGATCCAGGGGCCATCGCCAAAGAGAACGGCTGATGGCACAATCACCTGAGCCTGCTCGCGGGCTTGCCGGCGCTCGTCCCACGCCTGCTCAATCGCGGCCTCGTCGACCGTGTCCCACTGTGCGGCCTCACGGGCAGCGGTCATGAATGCTTCACGGCACGCCTGTTCGGCGGCTTGCTGCGTAGGCGTGCGCGGCCACCAGGGGCCATCCTCGTAGAATCGCACATGCCCTTCAGGAACATGGATCATGCGACCTCGCCTCCTTCCGAAGCGGGCGTGTCGGCCTTCTCGGATTCGTCAGGCTCGGTCTTCCGCTGCTTCTCGAACACATCGAGCAGCACGCTGGCCCAGGCGCTGGTGAAGTCCTCGGGCAACTCCTGCTGGTCAACCGCCGGTTTGTCCTGAGTCGTCGTCATCTATGCTCCTTCCGTCACCGCGCACGGCGAGCGCAGCCATGCTTTGGGTTGTTCCTTCGAGCGATCCGCCCCTTGGTTACTTATGCCGTTTGCGCGTGGCACTGCGCGCGAACCTGACCGATTTCCGATTTCATCCGGCGGCGGAACGCATCGGGCGTACATTCATTACCTACCGCTTCGCGCGGCGAAATGTCGGAAAGGCCGCTTCGATTCCTTTCGGGCGTCCGATCGAGCCGGCGATCAACATGTTCGCCTACTTGGTTAATAACCCGGTCCACGCGCGAACTGACGACGCCGGAGCGAAGAAGGTCGCCAGAGCATGCCGAACACGGCCGTCTATCTGTTGACCTACCCGACGGCGGACCAGAATGACGAGAGCGGCCAGAACGAATTGGCCAGCAGATGGCGGACGTTGGCCAGAATCGCGTTGTTATCCAAAGCCCCGCCTTTTGAACGCCCTTCTTCGCCGGCATGTTAAGGCAGCGGGCGATCTCGTTGAGAATCTCCCGCTTAAACTCGGCATGCGTGGTGGCAGGCTGCTCGGCCTGCATCTGGCTCATCTTCCAACCGCCCGGCATAGTGAGCAGCGCTCGCTGCTCCAGCTCGATCGGCTCGAACGGTTCGGCCGCATCGGCCTCGCCGTTGGCGGGCGCGTCGGTGTAGAGGATGCCGGCGAAGTCGGCGGCCGTCTCGGCGGCGGCCAGTACCGCCAATGTGAACCGCCGCAATTGTGCGAATAGCGGCAGCGCCGGCATGATGTCCGGAATGCCACGGGCTTGGCCCGGCCGATCCAGGCGGAACCAATGCACGACCGCAGCCGCCGGCAGGCGGTCGTAGTCGCGCGTGAAACGGACCGCTTCGCCCGGATGCGACTTGAGGATGTGGTATTCGACCGGATTGCCGGCCTCATCGAACACGATGCCGTCGACGCTGTTCGATTTCAGGACATTCAAGTCGGGCGTGCAAACCTGGTCCGCTTCGATCAGACGCAGGTCGAGTTGGATCGCCGTCGGCAACTGCGGATTGCTGGTCAGGACCGCGAATACTTCGCCATCCTGGGCGCGGGACATTCGCATCGTGCGGAGTTTTTCGGCCAGGTTGATGGCCTTCGCCCACTGCATAAACTCCAGTTCCATGCGGTGGTTGGCGGCGGCGTCCTCGGTAAGCAATTGCAGTCGCGGGCCCGTGCCGATCGCGTCGTTGGCCAGCGTGAGCACGATGCCGCGCGCGTAGCTGTTATTGGCAATCTCATAGCGGGCGCGATTGCGGAGAATGCGACGGACCTCGGCGTTGTTGGCGGCGTTCGCCGAGAGTCCATCCGCGCCGGCCCAGTGCCGACGGTTGTCGTTGTTGGTGACGGCCGCGTCGTAGCGAGCCCGCAGCATGCGCGTTGCCCGCATGCGGCCCGGCGTCGGCTTAGAGATCAGATTGACGAGCCAACGGAACATTCAGGACGCTCCCGGTGGCACGAGTTTGTTGAACACGAGGCCGCGACGCTTCGACTTGGCGGCGTCCTTCGAGGCCAAGTACTTGTCGGCCGCAATCTGGTCCGAGAGCTTGTGCTGCTCCATCGAGCCGGAATCGCCGGCGGCCTTGGCCGGCCCCTGGGCGTTTTCGCGGATCGTGTCTTTGAGATCGTCGGCCATCGCGGTTCTCCCGAGGGGACAACCAGCCGGGCGAGCGCACGAAAAAAGGCCACGCGGGGATGCGGCCCCGCATGGCCTTGTTGTGCGCTGGTTTCACCGTCGGTAGCTAGCCGTCGATGTCGCCCGGTCTGGTTGTCTATGTCAATTTATACCCAACGGAACCTCGTTTGTGGCGTGCGAATTCGCTGGCAAGCCAGAATCATTACGCATTTAGACTTTGCTTCACCGCGTTGCATCGGATTGCATCGAAAAAAGTTTCAGGCACCGTCACCGTTTCTTCGTATCGGTACTGTCAGGACCGCTCTGGTGGCGCAGCAAAGCCTGCTTTGTGGACTCGATTTCTCGTCGCAAGGTCTCTTCATCGGGAAGCTGCGTCATGTATTTCGAGGCGAACACGCGGGCATTGATCCCGCCCGTTGCATACTCGACGACTGCGTCGTCCTTGCCGCTGCACAAGATGATCCCCACGGGTTCAGCTTCGTCGGCCATCGTCAAATGCTCTCGCGCGTAGTTCAGATAGAGATTCATTTGACCGGCGTCGGCATGACTGAAGTCGCCGGTCTTCAGGTCGATGACCACCAGACAGCGCAAGCTCCGGTGGTAGAGCAACAGGTCGATGCGATACCAGGCGTTGCCAATGCGAATCCGCTTCTGCCGGGCGACAAACGTGAAGCCTGCCCCCAGCTCCAGCAAGAACCACTCCAGGTGCCGAATCAGCGCTTCTTCCAATTCGCCTTCGCTATACTCGTCCTTCAGGTTCAGGAATTCTAGCAGGTAGGGGTCGCGGACTTCATCCTCCGCCGACACGGCGTCCTCCGGCTTGGGTTTGCGACCTCTGGTCAGCATGGCCGCTTGTTGCTTGGATTGGGAAGTCCGCTCGAAGAACTGCGTGCCGATCTGGCGGGCGAGTTGCCGTACCGACCAGCCCCCGCGAATGGACTCAGCCTCGTAGAACGCACGGGCGTGCGGCTTGTCGACCGCCATCAACCGGACGTAATGCGACCAGGAAAGGGGGAATGCCGCCGGCAGGTGCTCGGTGAATTTGGCAGACGGTGTCTGCAAAATCAGAGATTGTCCAGGCGACGACTGGAAGGACTCTCCCTCGGCCGCGAGCAGTTCCTGAGGCAGTTTCGCACGGGCCTCGAATTGCGCAGACGGTGTCTGCGCAATCTCCCAGCCGAGGTAGAACTGCCGCATCAATTCCAGGTTTCGCTTGGAGAACCCCCGACCATAGCTGTTTGTCAGATCAGCCCCCAGTCGCTTGAGCAGTTCCGTGCCATACTCGGCCCGTGCCTCGCCTCCCTGCTCGAATTCCACGATCCGACGGCCGATCTCCCAGTAGGTGGCCGCAAGCACGCTGTTGACCGCGCGGGCCGCCGTGCGTCGCGACTGTTCCAGCAGTTCGCCGATGTTCCCCAGCAGCCCGTCGTACTCACCGACCGGACGTGTGAGTGCCTTCGACTTTTGACGCTTCTTGCTCATAAGATGGCCTCCAGGTAGGGCCGGATTGTACCAGCAACGCGGCGAATCGCCGCGAACCGCAGAAGTGCATCCACGTCCCGCTTTCGTTGCAGCTTGTACGTGCGCAGGCACTCCAGGAATACGTCCAACCCGATCTTGTTGCGAAAGTAAAAGCAATCGACCACGGTTTTCTCGCGGCAATAGATGCGGACAGGCACGCCGCCGAACCGATGCGTCTCGACGCCTTCCGAAAACGCATCGCCGCCGAACCAGAACGCGCGCACTGGTGGAAAATCGATCCGCGGCGGCTCGGTCCCGCGGGCGACGGCCAGGTAAACCTCGTGCGGAATCTCCGTCGTTAGCTCATGAAACGCCAAAGCCGAGATCAGGCAGATCACGCCCTTGGGAGCACGAAGGGCCACGGCCACCAGGTCGGGATGCGCGAAGGGGGCTGCCGAGGCGAGCCGATAGATACCGCGCGAGAGCACTTCGATGCTGCCCTCGTCGCGCAGGGCGTAGAGCGTGCGAGGATGGATGCCGGCGGCCAGGGCATCTTTCGTGCGCAGCACGCCCCCGTGCTTGCGAAACATAGCCATCGCCCGTTTTTCGCTTTCGTTCATAGCGGATAAATATACCAACAAATCCAACTCCATGATAGCTATTTTATCCTGACAAAGATGCGCAATCGTGATTCACTTTCCCGTCAGCCAATGATCCGTTCGCTGGTCGTGACTCGGTGTCCGCAATGCCGGCACTCCCGGCGGCGCACGAGTCTTTCGCCAATGGCTCGGCGGGTATAGATGACGTAGAAATGCCGGCAGCCGCAGTGGCGACAACGCAGCCCGCGATCATCTTCTCGGTCGTCCTTCTCCTTTTCTTCTTGCTTCATGCTCGCTTTCTCCGTTGCAATTCTGCAAAGCTCACGCGCTGGCGATTGACGGTTGTGACGCTGCCGCCGGTGCCTTCGAGCACCGCGCCCTGGATCGAACCCGCCACGGCGCAGCCAACCAGGCAGTCGAACCAATGGTTGTCGCCGCGCTCGGGCCGTTGCTTCCACTCGTCCACAGTCCGCCCACGCCCTTCCGTTTTGACGCGATATTCCGCCGTAAGATGTTCGGCCAGGAGGCGATGGTGCTCCGGGCTATCCCCAAACAGCGACAGGCATCCGCGATCTCCCATCGAGACACCGAGTCGAGCGTAGACAAACGACTTCCAGTAATTCGTGTCGTAGACGACGTGCCGCACGGCCCGCTTGCCGGCTACGTTGGGCATCCGCCAGTTGTAGCCAATGCGGTCGCCCGGCCGGCGCTTGTATTCCGAGAAGGGTTGACTCGAAGCGCCGACGAACCGGCCGTGGCTGGGCATGATGACGCCGGCATGCGCCGACTGTCGGCAGAACTGGTAGACGACGTCGGTGGACGAACCCCAGTTGGCATCGACCAGGCATCGCTCAATTCGCAGCATCGCGCCGTCGTCGCGCCGCCATTCGCGACCGAGATACTCCTCGGTGAGTCGTTCCAGACCGGCGTAGATGGAGCCTTCCAACCCCGATGCCTTTGTCACCACGGCCAGCGTCTGCCGGGCGTCGCGGAGCGTGAAGTAGGGACGTTGCTGGTCAGGAAACGAGCCGTAATCGACCACGTAGCCGGTGAAATCGTCCTCCCAGGCGGCCACGACATAGAATAGGAGGTTGCCTTGCACGTCGATGAACATCGTCAAATGGTTACAGCCGATGGGCACCACGCGGCGCAGCATGCGGTTTACCTTGCCAGCAATCTGATCCGCCGTCAGATCATCGCTTTCGGCAGACTCAACAGGTAGCGGCTCGTTTTGATATTCGGCGAAGAATGCCGCCTCGTCCTGCAGTCGCAGGTTCATCGCGTGCTGGATGGCGGAAACCTCGTCGTGGTTGAACCGCTCCGCCCAGGCGACTTCCGCTCCGACGTCCATCTCCTCTTGGTTATCGGAGTAGAACTCGGTCGCCAACCGAATGTCGCCGTGGGCGCGGAGGCTTTCCCCCCGCAATTCCGCATATCGCTCCCACAGCTTCTCGTCGGCCGGGAACGAATAGACCATCTTGGTTCGTTCCCCGTTCCATTCGGGATGCTTGTCCCGCGAGAGAATGTTGTCCGCCATGTCGCTGGGGCGGATCACCGTACAAGGCATGATGCCGCTGATCTTCTTGCCAGGTCCGGCCAGACCCAGGATCGCGCCGGCGAGAATGCCTTCGCGGGTAGCGCATTGTGAAAGCGAGCGGGCTGATTCGTCGGTCTGCGGGTCGTCAATCACCACGAGCGATGGCCGCACTGTGTGACCATCCGCCCGTTTGTATTTCATGCCGCGAATCCGACCCGTGATTCCCGCGACCTTGATGATCGCGCCGCTGGCCACGCTGCCGGGCATCGTCGGCAGGACAATTTCGCGTGCGGTCCAGCCGATATGTGTGCGCTCGCCTTGGTAGAGTTGACCGTTGCAGCGGTTGGCGATGCCATCCAGACACTGAATCGGGTAGACAACCTCGGGATAGTCTTCCAACAACAGATCGTTGCCGTCGAGTTCCATTTTGATCGAGTCGAGCATGTCCATCGCATGGCCTTCGTCCGACCCGACCAGGCAGACGAATTCACGATGGCCGTTGAGCACCGCCCAAATGCACCCGCATTCGCAGATCGTGGTTTTTCCCGAGCCGCGAGGCATGGCCATTGCGAACAGGCCGCCGCGCAACACGGCCTGCTCGATCTTGGCGATGACCTTCAAATGATCCGGCGACCACGGCAGGTGGAACGTGAGGGGGAAGTAGGTTTCGCAGAAGTACCGAAAGTCGCTGGCGGCTTTCCCTTTTCTGCCTGCATCCACGACGGCGGGCAGTTCGCCGATGTCGCGTCCCGCAGCAGCCAGTGCCGCGTTCCGCGCCCGGGCCCGCTCCTTGAGCTTCTCGTAGGGATCGCCATCTGGTTCCGATTTCGGCGAGTGCCGCGTTTCGACGAGCCACGCCGTATATCGCAACAGGTCGACGAACCGCCCGTCGCCAATTCGCATGCCGGCCCGCGTGCGATGGCGATGCAACTGTCGCTCGTTGATCACCTCGCCCAAGGGCGTTGAGTTCAACAAGCGGCACAGCTCGCTCGGTCGAAGTTTCCGCGGGTCAGTCGCCACGCCCAATCTCCTTCACTAACCAGGCCGCATAGTGGACCAGGTTCAACGTTCCGTCGGCATTCGTCGGCGCACCGGACTCCACGTCGGATCGGATCGTCGCTTCGGCAACAGGCTGCCCGCCCACGGCCCCAAGCAGACGCGCGGCGTCGGGGATCGGCATCGCCATCGGGTTGAGCGGATTCGGCTTTGGATCGTTCGTCATCGTGCCTCGTCTCCAGTATTGCGGTAGCTACGTCACCAACGTCACGTGCGTCAGGCGAAACCGCCGCCGATGCAAGGTCGTGCAACTTAGCGCGACCCGTTCGGCTGGCGTGACGCAATCGGTCAGGCGATGACGGGACGTCGCGACCAAATGACGCAACGCGACCTCATCAAGCCCCGTCCGATGACGCTGCTGACGGGAATGACGCAACTGCCGGTCGAGCTTCTCTCGCGAGGTATCTGCTGTTTCGCGGATTGCCGCTGTCCGCTTCGGCTGCGTCGGTTTCGGCTGCCCTAAACCGCCCGAAAAAAGCTGTCGAATTCTGCCGCTGATCCCCCACACCGCGCTTGATGCCGGGCGGAATTGCTGGCTCATGTGTGTGTGTCGCAGCGAATCGATCAACCCCCAACGCCAAGGAGCCAAACGATGAAACGCAATCCCACGCACCACGGAACCTACGCCGGCCAGCCCGCCCGGTTGTACGTGGCGCTGGAAACCACTCGCGGGCGAAAGCTGTTCGCGCTGCGAACCCCCGGCGGCGTGATCGCCACGGCCTGGGACACGTCCCGCGAGCTGCGGCGCTTCGCTACCGAGAAGCAACTCGACCTGACCATCGATCACGAATAACCACCAACCCCCAGGAGAACGAAGATGAACGACCGAACCAAGAAACCGAACCTGAAGGCCGAAGCCGCCTACGAGAACGCGCACTTGGTCGCCCAAGACCAGGTCGAACGGATCAAGGAACTGCTGTTCGAGATGCCCGCCCCGGAGAACGACGAGCACCCGATCCATTGGGGCCACGTTGGCGACCTCAACGAGGTCAACAGCCGCCTGTCCGCGATCATCGCCTTCCTCACCAGCAGCGACTCGTAGCCGCCAACCACGAAAGGGAAACGAACCATGACCATCAACGATCTGATCGAACGCCTCGAAGAATACCGCGACACCCTGGGGGGCGACGCCGAAGTTCGCCTGATGACCCAAAGCAACTGGCCCTTCGAAAACGAGATCGTGGGTCTCGCCTCGGGCGAAGAGATCAACGAACCCGACGACGGCGAAGACGAAGACGTGGACGATGACAGTGTGGTCTTCATCGTTGAAGGCCAGCAGCGTTGCTATGGATCGAAGCGGGCCTGGGAGGTCGCCTACTAAAGCCGAAACGCCCGCCGGGGCGTCGCGGTGGGTGGTTCCCGCCGCCTGATGATGGCAGCCACACCATCGACCAACGTAAGGAGCCTGATCATGGCAACGAAGAAAGCAACGACCAAGACCACCCGCACCAAGAGCGCCGCCCCAAAGGCGACCAAAAAGGCCGCGACCAAAAAGGCAGCGCCGAAGAAGGCCGCTACCGCCAAACAGGCCAAGGCGAAGCCCGTAGCGGGCGGCGACAAGAAGCTCAGCGCCATCGACGCCGCCGCGAAGGTGCTGGCGGAAACGAAGCAGGCGATGAACTGCAAGGAGATGATCGAGGCGCTCGCCGCCAAGAAGCTCTGGACCAGCCCCGGCGGGAAGACGCCGCACGCGACGCTGTACAGCGCCATCCTGCGGGAGATCAACACCAAGGGGAAGGACGCCCGGTTCAAGAAGATCGAGCGGGGCCAATTCGCCGCCAACGGCTAGGTTCCGCCCCGGGCTACGCCCCAACGCCCCACGTTCGCCACCGTGGGGCGTTTTCTCGTTGGTCGGAGATAACGCTATACTGCTTTGATATGCCGCCAGAATCAAATCCCGCGGCCCTGCCAATTGGTGGTAAGAGAGGAGTATGCAATGCGTTCGATCGCAGAGCTTGAAACGATGTTTGCCGACCTTGGTATCGATTGTCAGAATATCGAGTTCTACAATTCTCCTGCGTTTCAGTCGGCCGAAAAACACGACCCCAATTTTCTTGCCACGTATGGGGAGTTTGTGCAGGCGAAGACGTTTGAAGCAGAATATCTCACACGCAGCCGGAACGTTGTGCCGAAAGTTGCTGCATTTCTGCGCCGTGAGCTTGTTAGGGACGGTCGCCAGGGTGCGTGCATTGACGCGTCTCACGCAATGATGAAGATTCTGGAGAAGTTGGGGATCTGGTGCTATTTTTCTGGAGGATCGTTGACCATTGAGTTTGCTCCCGAGATGAAACTCCCCACTCGCTATTGGGCACACTTCTTCGAACCGCCACCGAATGCTGGAACTCCGGTCGGACACGCTTGGCTTTCCGCTCCTCCATTCAAGGTCGTCGACATCACAATTGGGCGCCAACCCAACACGGAGCAAATCGCATCCCACCTTCCCGACTTGGTGGTCGAAGAGCAGGTCGGAGAAGTTGAAGGTGTATCGCTCGAAGACATGCTCGACAGCTCGCTCCGCGAAAAAATTGCAAGGCAGGGTTATCCAGTGCCGACAATTCATGAACTGATGAGGCAACGCCCAGAGGTAGCGCAAATGCTTCGCACGTTTAGACCTTTTTGCCTTCAAAACGGGAAAGCGACACTGAAGTATTTTCCATGCTGTGCGGGCGCATTGGAGGAGAGGTTCGAAGTCGCTCGAACTCAGTGCTTTTCGGGGCGCACATATCAGCAGCTGTTCGATGACCTGATGGGTGAGATCGGCCCCGAACTGTCGTTGCATCGATAGGTGAATCATGCGGTCACCTCCTCGGCCGCGAGCCGTTCCGCCTTCCGCCCGGTGAACTTCTCCCACCGCTCGACGATGACATCGCAATAGGGCGGGTCCAACTCCATCAGGAATGCTTTGCGATTCGTCTGCTCGCAGGCGATCAACGTCGAACCGCTGCCGCCGAACAGGTCCAGCGCGTTTTCTCCGACGCGCGACGAGTACTGGATCGCCCGCACCGCCAGCTCGACCGGCTTCTCCGTGAGATGCACCATCGACTGCGGATTGACCTTCTTCACCGACCAGACATCGACGGCGTTGTTCGGCCCGAGGAACACGTGCGCCGCACCTTCCCGCCAGCCGTAGAAGCACCATTCGTGGTTGCCCATGAAATCTTTCCGGGTGAGAACGGGATGCTCCTTCACCCAGATGATCGCTTGCGAAAAGTAGAGCCCGGTCGCCTTGAGCACCGGCGGGTAGTTGGCGCAGTTCGCATACCCGCCCCAGATGTAGAAGCCTCGCCCCGGCGCGAGCACGCGGGCCAGGTTGCCAAACCACGCCGCCAACAGATCATCGAACGCTTCATCGGTCACGAAGTCGTTCGCCAGCGGGCGGTCCTTGGCTCGCATCTTTTTGTGCGTGGGCTTCGACTTCTCGGGGTGGCGTTCGAGGTCGAACTTCTGGTGGTGCTTGTTCGGATTGGCGAAGCTGCTGTTGCCGGCGGCGATGGCGTTGTTCGAGCGAGGCTCGAGCTTCACGTTGTACGGCGGGTCGGTGTTGACCAGGTGAATCACCGCGCCGTCGAGCAACCGATCCACGTCTTCGGGTTTGCTACTGTCGGCGCAGAGCAGCCGGTGATCGCCAAGAATCCACAGGTCGCCCGGTTGCGTGATCGCTTCGTCGGGCGGCTCGGGCACGTCGTCGGGATCAGTGAGGCCTTCCTGCAGATCGCCGCCGAGCAGCTTGGCCAGTTCGTCCTGGTCGAATCCCAAGAGACCGAGGTCATAGTTCGCCGCCTGCAACTCACCCAGTTCAATTGGCAGCAGGTCGTAGTCCCACTCGGCGATCGTCGCCGTCTGGTTGTCGGCGATGCGATACGCCTTGATTTGCTCGGCGGTCAAATCCTTGGCGACGTGAACCGGCACCTTCTCCAGGCCCAGCTTCTGCGCCGCCTTCCAGCGGGTATGCCCGCAGATGATGACGCCCTCGGCATCAACCACGATGGGCTGCCGGAACCCGAACTCCCGGAGCGACGCCGCCACCGCATCGACGGCGTCATCGTTCAGACGGGGATTGTTGGGATAGGGTTTGACCCGCGACAGGGGCCAGAGTTCGATCTACATGAAATTCCCTCCTTTGGACGTTCGGACAATCAAAACAAACTGTGCTGGATATGGCGGCTGTTCCCGCGTGCGTCACCGGTGATTTCCGGCCGGGAAGGAACCAAGCGGGGGAACTCGCACCGTGTGGCGACAGGGCGGGCCGGCGGCCCGGGGCGGAAACGTGGTCGCCCGTTGCCGAGGGGACGCGACAGGCGCAAACGTGGGCGGCGTGGGTGGAAGCGGGCTAGGCATCGGAACCTCCCGCTTGGACCAGCGCGAGAATCCCGGCCTTGATGGCCTCGGGCAGGCGGTCCCAGGCGGCCACGACGCGGGCCAGATCGGGCGGGAAATGGGTGCCAGAATCGGCACTTTGCGGCCTCGGCACCATAGTGGGCACCTCGCCGTCGTCGTCTTGGCGCAACTCTTTGTCGTTTATAGTAGTTGCGCTATCGAGGCTCCCGTCTACGGAACCGAAGGGGGAGGTACAGTCGAGCATCCAACAGACAGTCGAATCCAGGAGCGGAGTAGGCCAGCGCCACGTTGTTGACGCAGTTTTCGATCTTTCCTCGATTGCCGTTGTACTGGCGTTTGACACCGGCGGTTTGGCTGCCGCTCTTGGCCGTTCCCGTTTCGTCGATGCAGCCAATCGCCTCGGGATGAGCGTGGTCCGCGGCAATGATCTGCTGGCAGCGATCTCGCAATCTCTGTTCATCCCACGCAATGGATTCGAGCAACCGTTGCAGTGTTCGCGGCGCCACGCCCTGATCGGGCGCGATGGCTTCCACGTTCTTGCGCTGCACGTCCGAGAGCAACCCCTGGACGTAAACCTTCAGCAGGCTACGCCCCTGGGGTCGAGCGAAACAGCAGGCGAAATTCGCCAGAAATCGAGCAAGCAATTTACCCAGCTTTGCGATATCCTTAACCGACATAGCGCGACCCTCCGTGGTTTCCGCGTGAAACGAAAATGACACGCGGAGGGTCGCCGCTTTTTCATCCTCAAGTCAACACCGATAAAGCTCAGGCAGAACACAACTTAATCAAGCTAGCAACCGACCAACCTGGCGCTGTCCAGCTAGAGACCTTTATCAAAATCGTCTTGAGACCGCATGTGAACTGTTTGCCAAGAAGATCCAAGCTACCGAGCTCGCACATCTCGACTTTTCGCTCTTCCTGATTCCATTCCCGGCTGTTGACACTCTCAGGATCAAGTTTTACGAACGACTTGGAGTGCCGCTGTGATTGAAAGACTTGCCGAACAGATTTGGGCCAGGAATGCCTTCCAGGCAGAGTACGAGTCATTAATTACTAAATCGTTGCGGCGCTCCCTTGCTAACGTGACGATCAAAGATGAATCCGACCTCGACGAAGGCGCAATTGCTCGGCTAGTTCAGAGCGCAACGCATCTCGCGGGTAGCAAGCTTCATGAGCACCGCGAGGCCGCCTACAGAATTGCGACAGCTTCCTACGAGATGTATGGCCAGCAGTTCGACAACATCAGAGATATATGCACATTTGTTTTGGGTCGACTTGGAAACTACCCCGCCAGCGCATTCGTTAACAATCCGCCCGAGAAGTTTGAGCAGTCCCGCGATCTACCAGATCATCTCTGGCTAGATTACCACCGCCATCGTCTTGCAAATACAGTCGCAATAACGCAAACCGATTCACTAACGTTCACGGACTTTCAGAGAACACTTTGGGATCGTTTAGAAGGCACTGCCCAAGTTTCGATTTCCGCGCCTACTTCCGCTGGCAAGTCGTTCGCGCTCCTTCAATTCATGATTGGCCGAGTGCTTGCGTCCGGAGCGAACTGGGGAATGTATCTCGTTCCAACAAGAGCACTGATCAATCAAGTGTCGGCCGACATTGCTAGTGTCCTAAATTCCTACTATCCGAAGGTTAGCATCGTGCGGAAAGTTAGTGTCGGTTGTTTGAGGCGGTTTGGTTAGGATGTGGGCTCTGAACCGATTCACCGATTCTATGGGAGGCCAAGGATGGCGATGCAACTGATGGAAAATGACGCCGCGACCGAAAAGAGAATGCGGGATTTTGCCCA